AATTTTCTGCTCAGGCTGACAGAGTATCTGGTAGTGGAACTGACACTATTGATATTTGGTTCCGTAAGAATGGAACCGACATTGCAGATAGCAATACTGTTGTAACTGTTTCAGGTGGTGCATCAGCAGCTAAAACAGTTGCTGCCTGGAATTATATGGTTGAACTTAACGCCAATGATTATATTGAATTGGTATGGCGTACATCTGATACAAGGTTAGAGTTAATTGCAGATGTTGCAGGAACAAGCCCTACTCGACCAGCAATTCCTAGCGTTATCCTTACAGCCTCTCAAGTTATGTATACCCAACTTGGACCAACGGGAGCCACAGGGCCAACAGGTGCAGCGGGTGCAACAGGTGCTACTGGCCCTGCAGGTGCTACTGGAGCAACAGGTGCAGTTGGTGCAACGGGTGCTGCAGGCGGTGTGACTCAAATTGTTGCTGGAACTAATATTACAATCAGCCCTACAGGTGGAACTGGCGCAGTGACTATTAACTCAAGTGGTGGCGGTGGCGGTGCAACAGACTCAGATCAAAACATTTTAGCCAATCAGATATTCGGATAGGAAAACACAATGGCAACTTTTACAAAGGTACCCTTTTCAGCTCAGACAGACGGCACACCAATCAAGGTTGCTGCAACTGCATCGGCTGGTACAACTATCCATACAACTGGAACATCAGCAACAATCTTTGATGAGGTATGGCTTTATGCTTACAACTCGTCAACTGGTCCAATCTTGTTAACTGTTCAATACGGTGGAACTGCAACACCTGATGATGACATTAAGATCACTATTCCTTCACAATCAGGTTTGACCCTAGTGGTGCCTGGACTTATCTTGGCTGGTACAGGTTCAGCAGGTAATACAATTGCCGCATACGCTGGAACTACAAATGTTGTCACAGTTTCAGGTTATGTAAACAGGATTTCGTAAATGGCTAACCCGATTCGTAGGGGCGAGTCTAGTTCGCAAGTATCTAGTTGGGCGCAAAGCGACAGAGTTACACCTAATGCTCAAACATCTTTCATACTTCCACACGGCTTAACCCTTCGCCACACAATCAACGCGGGTACAACCTCAGTAACAATTCCCGCAGGTATAACTTGGGTTTATGCGATTTGTGTAGGCGGCGGTGGTGGCGCAAATGGTGCAAATCAAGGTTCAGGCGGTGGTGGTGGAGTTGCCTGGGGTTGGACATTAGCAAACTCAACTTGTGTAGTCGGTGCTGGTGGAACTGGTGGTGGTAGTGGAACAATAGGTGGCTACACGCGCTACGGGCATATTATTGCTGGTGGCGGTGGCTACGGTGGTTCAGGTGCTGGAGTTTTAGGTGGCGGCGGCGGTGGCAACGGTAATGGTTCAACAAATTATTGGGGTATGCCAGGCGGAACCGCTCCTGGCAATGTAGGCGCAGGTGCTGGTGGTGGCAATGCTTCTTCACGAAACGGCGGTAACGGCATTTCAGGTGGCGGTGGTCAACATACTTCTACCGTTGGAACTACTGGCGGCAATGGTGGTTCAGGTTTGACAGGTGGTGGCGGTGGTTTTGGTTTTGGTGCCACATTGGGAACAGGAACTGGCGGTAATGGATTAAACATTCTCACAGGCGTAGTAACTACTGGCGCTGCTGGTGGTGCAACTGGTGGCGGTGGTGGAGCAGGCGTAGTTAATAGTGCCACAGGTAGAAATGGTGGTTTAGGCGGTGGTGGTGGGGGTTGCTCATCAAATGATGGCACCAATGGCAACGGCGGCGCTGGCATACTTTACATTTTTTACTAGGAGATAAATTGTCAAACATATTTCGCAAGACAAAAGCGGGTACGCAAGTATCTTCTTGGCAACAATCTTCTAATACAGTCACGCCTAATCAACAAACATCTTTTATTTTGCCTCACGGCTTGACATTGCGCCATACAGTCAATGCTGGAACAACATCTGTAACTATCCCTGCTGGAATTACTTGGGTGTACGCAATCTGTGTCGGTGGCGGTGGTGGTGACTCAGGTGGTGGAAATGGTGCTGGTGGCGCTGGTGGTATTGCTTGGGGTTGGACTTTAGCCAATTCAACTTGCGTAGTTGGAACGGGCGGTGGAACAAGTACACCTGGAAACTACACACGATATGGACATATTATTGCGGGTGGTGGTGGTGCACAAAATGGAAATTCATTTTTAGGCGGTGGTGGTAACGCAACTATTGCAGGTTCAACAAATTACTACGGAATGCCTGCTGGTGCTATTGCAGGTATTGGTAGTGGTGCAGGTGGCGGGTCAAACACAATTACTAAAGGTGGAGACGGTATTTCAGGTGGCGGTGGACGCGGCAGCTCTTTTGGTGGTAATGGCGGCAATGGTTTAGCAGGTGGTGGTGGCGGATACGCTGGCGGTGGAACACCTGGAACTGGTGGCAGAGGCATAAACATTTTGACAGGTATTATTTATACACCTACTAATCCTGGTGGTGCTGGTGTTGCTGGCAATTCTACAAATCAAAATGGTGGACTTGGTGGTGGTGGCGGTGGTTGCACTGCTGGTGGAACAAACGGCGCTGGTGGCGATGGAATTCTTTACATTTTCTACTAAGGAGAACAAACAATGAGTGTGAACATCTATCAAAATGCGTCATTTAGTGACACGCCTTTTGGATTAAAACTACAACAAACAATTACATCAAGTGGCTCAGTAACAATTCCTGCTGGTATCCAACGAGTTTATGCAGTGTGCATTGGCGGCGGCGGTGGGGGCGGTGGCAACTTGGTTGCAAACACTGGACAAGGTGGCGGTGGAGCAGGAGCATTTTCTGCTGGTTGGACTTTTGCTACTAATACTTGCACGGTAGGTGCAGGTGGTGCTGGCGGTTCAACAACTACTGGCAGTGCAGGTGGTGATACTACTTATGGAATGGTTTTAGCAGGTGGTGGTGCAGGTGGTTGCGGTGGAACTGTAACTACTATTACAAGAATGGGCGGCGCAGGTGGCGGTTCATCTTCTAACCGAAGTGGTGTTGCAGGCGCAACTTCTTACACAGGCGCACTTGGCGGTGCTGCTGGAAACCCTGGCGGTATTGGTTATGCAGGCGGTGGTGGTGGCGCTCAATCATTTACTGGCAGTGCTGGCGGTGCTGGTGTTTCAGGTGGTGGTGGCGGTGCTGCAAATGCTTCAACTGGGTCAGTAACAGGTGGAGCAGGTGGCAGAGGTTTAATTGGTGGCGGTGGCGGTTCAACTTGTTCAACAGGTGTAAATACTGGTGGTGCAGGTGGAACGGGTGATTTCTTTGCTGGTGGCGCAGGTTCAACTGGAACTGGTACATCTTTTGGAGCAGGTGGTGGCGGTGGTGGATTTATCGCTGCTGGTTCTGCAGGTTCAGGCAATACTGGCGGTGCAGGTGGCGACGGCGGCGGTGGCGGTGGTGCTGGTTGCAATTCGGCTGCAGGTGGCGTTGGCGGTAACGGCGTAATTTATCTTTACTACTAAGGAGTAACAATGGCAACATTTGCAGTAATGAGCGGCAATACAGTTTCAACTGTAATTGTGGCAGACAACAAAGAGCAATGCGAAGCGGAACTAGGTGTGGTTCTTATTGAATACACACCGCAAAACCCTGCTGGCATTGGCTGGGTTTATGACGAGGCAACAGGAACATTTACTGCGCCAGTGGTAGTTGAGCCAGTAGTTGAAGTAGCTCAAAACGAGGTAGAGTAACCATTTTAGACAGGGGGAAATGATGGATAGAGGGCAAGTATTAGATGAAGCCAAGCGATTAACATACGGTGATCGCAATGTTTCATACGATGAACCGCGCATCAACCATAAGCGCATTGGTGTTTTGTTAGGCATTGTTTTAGAACGATATGTTGAAACTGCCAAGCCAGGCGATGCAGTGCCACCTGAAGTTGCAGCTTTATGTATGGCAGCAATGAAACTTGCACGATTATCTGCAATGCCAACACACTTAGATTCAGCAATTGATTTGGCGGCTTATGCTGCGATTTGTGCTGAACTTGCAACACATATAGATTAAGACTTAGGCGCGAAAACGCCCCCATAACGAAACCGCCACCTGCAGCCGTTCCTGCAAGTGGCGGTTTCGTGCTTTCTAATTACAGTTTGTTCACATAATCGCGCAACGCTTCAATGATGATTGCGGTGGCGGTGGTGCCTTCATTTCGTGCTTTTTCTAATGCTAGTTGCCACAAGTCGGCATCAACGCGGATTGATCGAAGTGGTGTCATTGTTGCAACCTGTTTTCGTGAACCAACATTGTGCAATAGTGTCCATCTTTGTTTGTGTATTCCAAAAAATAACTTTCTGCATCTACTTTTATGGAAATGATTGATTTTGTATCAATCTTGTGAGGTTTGCAGTATTTACTCAACATTTTGGCATTTGTATTTGTGTTCATTATCAATAAACTCATTACAACACCACGCACTCATCCATTGAACCCCAGCACCAGCCAAGAAACTCAGCCGTGGGTGCATCAATGCCAACCCACCAAAGGTTGCTGGCAACCTGCCAAATAAGAATCACGCCAATCAAAAGAGCTACTGCCCGCACACGCTTGCCACGCTTAGTTATCATTTTGTTCAACCTTTCCAGTAACGCCGTGTTCAGTACACATCCAGCCAATACTTGCTTTGTGAATCATTCCATTACCGCATTGGCAATATAAAGCACCATCAATTAACATCATTTTTAACGCTCCAATTCTTCAAGGTATGCAATTGCAAGTGCAGAGTTAACAATTGCCCTGCGAAGTGCTTGCTTCATTTCGTCAGGGTTGCCACACAAAGAGGCTTCATTAAGATCAACGCTGATGTGATACATATTGGTTGTTGCATCTGCCAGTAATGCTTTCATTGCGCCCATCTTAGTTATTCTCCAAATTCGCTAGGTATGCCTCAAAGCAAGGCAGACATAAATTGACCTTCATAACTGATTCAAATGTTTCTTTGCAGGCGTTGCACTTGCAGGTGTAGTTGGTTGAAAACATTATGCACCTGCCTTTACTGGAGTTTCAGCATTTTGAACAATCTTGAGGCAGTTCTTGCACATATCGGTTGTGTTGATTTCTGCATAACCTGTCAAAGCGCGAAGGTAAGATGAACGACTGCCATTGCGTGAATAAGTAACTCCGCACAAAAGATTATTTTGACGGCAATCGCCAACAGATAAATGAACAACTTTGCCACTGCCGCGCTTCATAAAAATTGTGTCTTGATCATTAAGAATTAAACAAACTTCAGCAAGTGTAATTTTTAACATTTATGCACCAGCCTTTGCAGTTAGTAATTCATCAATAATTGAATTTAGATCGCTTACGCAATGATTAAAAACTGCACCAAATGTTTTAGTTGCTGGAACAAAATAACCAATTTCCAAACCAAAAGATGCACCGTATAAACGAACCTGCCATTTTCCATTTTTGCATTGCTTGATTATGTATCGTGTAATGACACGCTCATTTTGAATAAGAGCTACGCCATCTGCAGTTTCTTGAATTGTGTAACCACCAGTTGTTGATAACATTTATGCACCCACCTTTCTATCAATAAATTTTTTGCAATCACGAAGTAAGGTAAGAACAGCAATTGGTTGATTGAAGCTATCAATAACGACATAAAGACCGCGCTTGCTTACTTTTTCTATTGTGTAATTTTTGTAAGTGGTCACTTTTAACTCTTTTCTTAGGGGCCGTTCCCCATTGGGATAAACTTAGCACTTGTATATACAAACAAGCAAGATTTGACCCCAAATTGCCAAAAATGTTGATAACGATTTGATAACGGCTTTTGAGCGTGTTAGGGTCGGCTAAAGGCGTGGAAACTCGAAGAAATTGGGGAATTGCTAGGGTTTCCACGCCTTTTCAGCCCTTACCCCTACACTTACCCTATGACCACGCTAATCGCCTTTCAGGGGCCTGATTTTGCCATTCTAGGGGCAGACTCTCAGGTTACTGACGGGGATAAGCGCATCATTTCGCCCAGCACGCCAAAGATTGTAAAGCTGAAAAAGTACCTGTTAGCCGTAAGCGGCGATTGTAGGCCAGGTGACATTCTCACCTATAACTGGACACCGCCCGCCTACGATGGCACTAACCCAGTTACCTTTATGGGTCGAAAGATCATCCCAAGCATCATTGCAGCGTTTAAATTGCAGGGATTTGATTACACCAAAGAAGGAATCAGTTATTCATACCTGTTGGCATTTGCTGGCAATGTCTTTGAAATTGGCGATGACTTGAGCGTTACCCAATCTGAAGATGGCCTTTACGGGGTAGGCAGTGGCAGTGCCTACGCGCTAGGTGCATTGGCGGGGCTGGTGCCCAATGTCGGCAAGGCTGAAATCCTCAAGGCACTTGCCATTGCCGCCAAATACGACATCAACACCGCCAAACCTTTTCAGATTGAGGTTCAGCGAGTCTAAGCGTTGCACTGTTCAAATGTGTGTAGTATGTGCGCACCTACTTTGAACGGAAAGGAATACCAAATGTTTTGGTTAAGTTTAGTTTGTTTAATCATCGGTGCAGTTGCACTTTATGCAATCATCATTTCAGCTTTTGAGATTGGTGAAGGCCGATGAACTTTGAAAAACCAGCACGCGAACCGCTATTTTCAATTCATAATCATTCAGATGGCCACATTGCCATTTACCTTGAAGAACAAGATGCAGTAAAAGATTTAGTGCAAGATATTGTTGGGGCATACCCATTAGATGATTTGGACTTACTGCGCCATTCTGCAGATCGTTCAGTTAAATCTGAAGGGTATTTTGAACACCTAGACAATGCCCGCGATAACTTGGGCGAGAACGCACCATTGCTTTGCAATATGACTGAAAAAGAAGCACTTATTTTGGCTGAAGATTTAATCCGCGCAGTTAAATTTGGTCGTATCAGCCGTGAGGCTGGCACCAACTACCCTTCATTGAAGGTGGTTGAATAATGACTTGTCCAGGATGCAGAGGGATTAAAAAAAACAGGTCAAAAAATTGCTTGTGCGTTCGAAAGTCTAAGTAAATGGTCAATCCAAACGGGCGCAAAGGCGCACAATTTGAAACCGATGTTATGCGTTGGCTTCGTAGTGCTGGTGCTTTGTGTGAGCGTTTGGTGAAGGCAGGTAAAAACGATGAAGGCGATTTGGTCGCAATTGTCGGTGGCAAGCAATACATTCTTGAACTGAAGAATCGTAAAACAATAAGTTTGCCTGAATTTTGGCGTGAAGCTGAAGTTGAGGCAGAAAACTATGCAAAGGCTCGCGGTTTAGCCGAAGTGCCATTGCATTACATCATTCTCAAGCGCCGAAACGCTGGGATTGAAAAAGCCTGGGTAATCCAGGACCTTCAACAATGGCTAGGTGAAAAGCAATGAACCAATTAGAGTTCTTTGTTGATCTACCCCGCTTTGCTGAAGCCAAGTGTGCAGAAATTGAGGATAAAGATTTCTTTTTCCCCGATAACCGCACACAAGAGGCAGAAAGACTGCACCAACTTAAAGCAATATGCGCAAGTTGTATTCACAGTAAGGAGTGTTTGAAGTACGCACTAGAAAAACAGATTACCTACGGTATTTGGGGTGGCTCATCGCCAGCCGAAAGAGATGCCGTTACTGTAAAGGATAAGAATGTCACCTTCAAAGGTATGGCATTGACCATTATCCAATTACATAAAAAAGGGTTGTCTGTCAACGAAATTGCAGGCCAATTGAACACATCGCCAAGTTATGCAAAGCGAGTTGTGAGCAAGTGGTTGGCAACTGAACAAGGAGCAGATTCATTACACCAACAGACAAAAGACTCATCAAAAGGCTGGCACTGATCGTGGTGGTTAGCGTTAGCACTTCATTGGTGGTTCAAACAATCGCAGCACCACCTGCAGTACCACAATTGGTCATCTACAAAGAGCGACCACATTTGATGCAGGTAAATGCAAAAGAAGTAGCCCGTGAGCTATTGACAACTGAACAGTTCAAGTGCTTCTCATTCATAATGGGAAAAGAAAGCGCTTGGCAAGATAAGGACAACCCAACTAGCACCGCATCAGGTGTGGGGCAGTTGTTGGATGGTACTTATCGCAATCTTGGAATGAAGCGCAGCAAATCAACTGTTGCCCAAACGATTGCAGCATTGGCCTACATTGGCCGCAAATATGGCTCAGGTGGCCCGTGCGCTGCCAAAGCCTTTTGGTTAAAAAACTCGTACTATTGATGGGGGTCAATATGAGCGTGGAAAATGAAATAGGCGTGGTGGATTTTGATGCCAACACCGCCGCTTGGCTTGAGCAGTATAAATCTGCCGTTGCCAAGATCAAAGAACTGCAAGAGGTGGCAGATGTTGCACGCGCACACATCGAGGCTGCACTTGGAGATAATCAAATGGGTATGTTCTTGAACCGCCCAGTTGTTAGATGGTCATTTGTTGAATCAACACGATTTGACACCAAACGCGCCAGGGAAATCTTGCCTGCGCAGGTTATTGAAGCACTTGAGGTAAAGTCATCCTCTCGCAGATTTTCAATAGTAAATGAGGATGACTAATCCAATGGCCTTCACACCTTTGAACACACCAGCAAAAGAACTTGCACTGGAGTTGAGTAACATCATCACAGAGGCAAGCAAATGGACACCGCGAAGCCAACAGGTTTACATCGGGCCATCTGAAGTAGGGCAGGAATGTGTACGCAAACTTGCTTACAAGTTGCTGGATTGGGATAAGGCTAATGAGTTGGGTGGCGGTTCTTGGGCTGCCAATGTCGGCACCGCCATCCACTCATTTTTGGAAAATATCTTTGCAGCATTTCCTGAGCGTTATGAGGTTGAGCAGAAAGTAAAGATTCGTGCAAACCTAACAGGTACCATTGACCTTTTCGACAAAGAAAAGGGTTATGTCCTAGACTGGAAAACCACATCACCTGCAGGTGTTAAAGCCAAGCGCAGTGAAGGTGCCACCGCCCAACAGATTACTCAGGTTCAGCTTTACGGCTACGGAAAAGCCCAGCAAAGTGTACAGGTCAATAAGGTTGGCCTTGTTTTCTTGCCAACTGGCGGTTCCATTGACGATATGCACATTGAATTGTTCGATTACGATGAGCAGGCAGCATTGTCTGCCCTTGCTCGCCTTGATTCAGTCTATTCATTGCTATCTACCATTGATGTTGAAACAACGCCTGAAATGTGGGCATTGATTCCAGCAACACCATCACGAATGTGTATGTATTGTCCGTACTATCGGCCATTCAGCAATGACTTATCCGTTGCCTGCAACGGGGATACGGGGGAAAAATGAAGGAATTCAAATATAGATATGACAAGCCAATAACTCTTGAACAGGCGATTGCAATTGAAGATTTTGCTCAAACTTATGCAAAATCAATTGTTAACCAAGTCAAAGAAGAAATTGCAAAAGAAATAGAACGAAGTTTAATTCACGAATCAAATTGCAAAGGGTGGGAAAAATCATCAATTTGCAATTGTCTTGTGAAGCAAGCTGCTGATGTTTCTCGTAGCCTATATGTGTGAGCGTGACGGTTGCGGATGCGGAATCCCAGCCAAAACAATCAACGACATTGCCAAAGAATTGGCTGAACTATCACCACCAATAGAGTTAGAAAACAACTAACACCCAACTCAAACCAAAAAGAAACGGGGGAAAGCCAAATGGCTTTTTCAGCACCTAGCAGTAACACAGAATCGGTAAAAGTTGCCGATTTGAACGGACACCTACTCATCCTTGAACCAGTTGAATACAAAACAGGTATTCCAACAGTTCACGGTGATGCCGATGCAATCGAAGTACGCATCAATGATTTAGATACTGGATTGACTCACGATTCAGTTCTTTTCTTCAATGTAGCTTTGAAGAACTCATTGCGCACTAAGATCGGCCAAAAGGTATTGGCACGCATTGGTCAGGGAACGGCAAAGCCTGGAAAGTCTGCGCCGTGGATTCTTGTGGATGCAACAGGCGATGCCGATGCAGTGGCAAAGGCAAACGCATTTATTAGTAACGCTGGTGCGCCAGCGCCAGTGGCGGCGGCACCTGCCCCTGCCAACATCAACGACCCAGCCGTTCAAGCATTGCTTGCGCAGTTAGGTGCAAAACCGACTAACTAAACTTCTTGGGGTGCTTGTCCTTTCTGCCCCAAGAGATCGGCGTTGTGATGGTTCACAGATGAGGGATTGCATCGGGGGATGCAACTGCAGGTTCGATTCCTGCAACGCCACGCAAGACTTAACCGAACGGGGGATGCAATGCCATTCTATGAATTCACTTGCGATTGCGGCCATAAGGCTGAAGTGTTTTTTGAAATGGATGATGAGAAACGCATTATCTGCGAAGGTTGCAAGAAGAAGTTAATGCAACGCAAGTATTCACTTGGGGGCATTGTTCTCAAGGGTGAGGGATGGGGGAGCAAATGAGTTACCCATTGGAATACATACTTGAGCAATTAGATCGCGGCCATAACTTAGAGTTTATTGCAAAAGATGCTGGCGTTCAGATTGATTCAGTAATTCGCCGTTTGCGTAGAGCTGAAAAGGCTGGTTTATTAGAAAAGCGATATGCCGACATTGTAAATAGATTGCTTGAAAGATGAGAACAAGCGCAGTTTCAAAGAGCAGCATACAATTCAAGAACATTAAAGACCCAGGCGTGGCGCTAACCACCCTGGGCGTGACCAAACCTTGTAAGGAGGCTTGATATGAACAATTTTAGCACCCGTCCATCACTTATGAATATGCCACACGAAGAATTAGTGTGGGATTATGTGACATTAAACGCCAAAAAGTGCGTACTTGAAGATGAAAACGACAAATTAACCAAAGAAATTCAACGCTTAAAAAGTGTGGTTGATGATCTAGTAACTTTGTATTTAGGTCGTGATGCAAAATGACCGATATTTTAACAACCGCTTTACGCTTTGCCACTCAAGGCATTGTCGCAGTTCCAGTTGCAGCCGATGGCACTAAGCGCCCAGGGTTGTCCACTTGGAAAGACTTTCAACACCGCCACCCGACACAAGATGAATTACTTAATTGGTTTGGCAATAACCCTGATGGCGTGGGTGTCATTTGTGGCGCTATTTCCAACAATTTAGAGATGTTGGAGTTAGAAGGCAGGGCCGTTGATGCCAAGATGCACATTGAAATTGCAGATATTGCAAAAGGTTCAGGGCTTGGCGATTTATGGGAAAGATTAAATTCAGGTTATGTTGAAGTTACACCGAGCCGTGGACTGCATTGGCTTTATTTTGTGGCAGATGGAGTATTGCCTGGCAATACGAAATTAGCTCGTAAGCCTGGTGTCAATGGCGGTGTGGATGTATGGGCGGAAACTAGATCAGAGGGTGGTTTTACCATAACTGCGCCCAGTGGTTCGGTTTCTGATGTTACTCACCCTGACGGTGGCAAATGGGAACTTATTGGTGGCTCAATTGAAACCATCCCAACTATCACGATGGAAGAAAGAACAGCACTTCATAACATTTTTGCAATGTTTGATGAAATGCCACGGGCAGAGGTTATTCACCAAGAGATTGTTGCAAAAAATGATGGTGTCTTAACGCCTGGTTCAGATTTTAATGCCAAAACAACTTGGGATGAAATTCTTATTCCATTGGGTTGGAAAAAGATTTATACGCAAGGTAAAAAAACCGCTTGGCGCAGGCCGAATAAAGATTTTGGCAGTAGTGCCACAACAAATTTTCAAGGCACCGACAAATTGTGTGTATTTACTACTTCAACCATATTTGAAACAGAGCGCTCATACGACAAATTTGGCGCTTACGCACTGATTTACCACAACGGAGATTTTAAAGCTGCAGCATCAGATTTGCGAAACAAAGGCTACGGCCCGCAGGGGTTAAATTCTTTTGATTTAAGCAATACACCGACAACGCCAAATCAATTGCCAAAGATTGCACCAACATTAACTGTTGAGCAATCTGAAAGTGTTGCAAATTCATTAGAACCAAATTATGAAGAATCAAGCTGGAAACCAGTAGAACTCAAAGATTACTATGACGGCCTTTTTCAAACACCCATTGCAACCATCTTAAAGCGCACCGATGGTGCTGGATTGATCTATCAGGGGCGAGTTCATTCATTTTATGGTGAATCTGAATCGGGTAAA